TGCAAACAACGTCACAGACGCCTTAATTGTCGCAGTACTTGTTGAAGATACAGGTACAAGATGCGTTCTTACTGGCGTAACTCTTGTTCCAGAGGCAAGCTCTTCTGCTCTTTGCTCATTCAGATCTCAATACGACACTCTCACTGAGGGAGTCGGGATGACTCCTGATCAAGTGGACATTGAAGAATTTAGAAGAATCTATGATTTATTTTCTTCATCACTTTTAAACTATGAGATCTACTTAAAAGATACGATCAAGGGCAACGATCTGATCAATAAAGAGCTCTTGTTTCCATCTGCTTGTTACTCTCTTCCAAGAAAAGGAAGGGTATCTTTAGGCAAAACGAAGCCTCCTATTGCAGAATTTGAGACTCAGATTCTTGATGAGACGAGTATTTTAAATGCCAATGAATTAAACATGGAAAGATCGGTGTTAGAGAATTTCTTTAACGGCGTTGTTTTCAGGTACCAAGAAGATACTTTGGACGAGAAGTTTCTTGCGGGACGTGTGACGGTTTCGGCCTCATCATTTGCAAGAATAAAAAAAGCTGGAAATCGTCCGTTAACGATTGACTCAAAAGGTCTTCGAAGAACAAATGACAATGAAAATGTGATCGATTCAAATTCGCAGAGAATTTTAGATCGCTTTCAGTTTGGCGCTGAGCAGATCACGGGGATGCAGGTGCCATTCTCTGTAGGTTGGAACATGGAGGTGGGGGATACCGCCGTCGTTCAAGGCTTACAGCTCTTTGATTCGAAGACAGGGGATCGGGGATTATCCCCTCGAATCATGGAGGTTACAAATCGTAGCTTCAATTTTAGGCAAGGTACGATCAAATTAGACTTAGTCGATACGGCCTTTAGTGTTGATGGAAGATACGGTGTTGTTTCTCCTTCTAGCTATGTTGACGCAGGATCTACACCGACTCGTCTTCTTGTAAAGAAATCCTTTGGAACAGGTGAATTTGAACTTGAGCAATTAAAATGGCTTCAATACTTTGGTCTCACTGTTCTTGTCCATGATCCAGATTGGACTGTTCAAGGTGAAGCTGAGCTTTTAGGCTTTGATCCATCAAATGAATCTGCAATGCTGCTTGGTCCTGGTCTTGGGTTTACTCCTAGTGAAGATGATATCATTGAGATCGCTCATTATGATCAGGCCGAGGCTTTGTATAAAACAATTCACTGCTTCTTTAATCCTCAAGTGTTAGTCACAGCAAACTCTGTGGTTTTAGATGAGGTAGAAGTTGCAGATCCGAGTTTGTTCTTCGTTGGATCAATTGTTCGCATTCATAACTTTGACTATTCAAATGATTCGGGCGAGGCTTTGATAGAAGAGATAAACGGCAGTGTCTTAACATTGGATCGAGACATTACTTATCTTCCACAGATTGACGATGAAATTGATTTGATCGGATTTGTGAGTGATGAGGGAAAACCTTTTAGGATTTTGTAATTAAATTATATTTGTTTTAAAAACGAAAGGATTCGTTTTATGACAGCAGTTCCAGATAGGCGTATTATACTTCAGCAGGAAGAAGTGAAATACCGCGCAAGCGTGTCTGAGGCAACACTATCAAGGGTTGCAGCAGTATCGAATTTTATTTCTCACAAGCAGCACGACTCTAAACAGTTCTCATTTAATGGAAGATACTTTGGCAAAGGCGCTCCTCAATTAAATATTGATGGTGCTTTTCCAATTCTATACGACTGCGAGATAACTGGTGTTTGTTTATATAACATGGTTGCTGGCACCTCTGGCGCTCTAGAGGCGGATATCAGAAGATATACGGCATCAAACACCGGCGGATCTACAATCTTTACGACAAGGCCTTCAATTAGTTTTACAACTGGGGATGTCGCTTATGTGTTTTCAAGATTTGGGGATGATCCTCTTGTTTTGGAAAATCCAAGCGGAACAGTCACTCCTGTTTTGTCAACGACCACTCTTTTAGCTGGTGATCTTCTTGTTGTCGATATTACAGATGTACAAATTGGCGGCGAAAACGGCGGGTTGATTTTATTTCACAGACCAATAACAATTTAATCTTTACCAGAAAGCGGTAATTTATGGCTACTTACAGTAACGCTCCGGCGGTGAGCGCAGAAATTGGAAATAGATTTAATGTTGGTGGAGCGGCGCAAACTCTATACACGGTCCCTGCAGAATCATATGCAATTGTAAGTGTTTTTGTTGGTGTTGGATCTGCATATATTGCAACGACTGCTTTAGGTGGTGGCACCGGGTTTTTAAATGGCTTTCAGATTACTGGCGCCACTCCTGTGTTTTCTATGAGTCTGGGTCCTGGAACTCGAATTGTAGGAGACGCAGGGGCATCTGTTTATTTCTTTGGTGTATTGCTTACAAATCAGGCCTAAAACTCTTGATTTTTTACATACAATCTGGCAGCGTCCGGATTCGTGCAAATTCATGTTCCTTGTTGTTGAACCCTGAGGCTTTAAAACCTTGGGGTTTTTATTTTATGCAATATTAATACCTTAGCGATTTAAAATATAAAAAAGTCTTAATTTTTATGAGTATCCCTAGAGCTATTGCATGCTCTACTAGCATCTAATAGAATATTACAATGAAATCATGCACTTAACATTAAACACACGACTTGATTAATTTTACGCTTAGCCCATTCCTCCAATTTAATTTGCCGATTTTATGTGATATGGGGCAATAAAGTTAAACAATGCTGGCAGTTTTGTCAGTATTGTCAGTTGTGTCCTTAGATATCAGCTCGACAACATTTATGTTTATTTTTCAGGCATTTTAAGTCATATTGCGACCACAACAAAGGAAAGGTGCACATATATGAAGCAAACGTATGATTACTACTCCCCTGAGCTCTTGGGGGATGAGTGCGATTTAATCGAATATTCTAGAGAGGGCATTGAGACCTGGAAGATCTGGTCCGATGTCATGATGGATTGGGTTGAGGTATCTCCAGAGAAAATGAAAAAGCTCTGGCCAGGAAAGTTTGAAGATCTCACATCTAAGCTCATTGTTTTGGCATTAGAGGCAGAAGATGATTCTTTAAAAGATCAAAAGTACATGGAAGGCGCAAACAAATGAGCACCTTAAAAGACTTGATCAAAACCTCGGCAGAATTAGAAACACAGCTTGTCCAATCTGGCGGCGAAATAGATTCTATGATTGAAGATTTTCTTCAGATTAATGCTGATGAATTAAAAGCAAAAATTGATGGGTATGATTTTCTAATCCTTCGTATGAAGAATCTGGCGGTTCATTACGAGATGGTTTCAAAAAGGCATGCCAAGCTTGCCAAGGCCTGCGAAGCGGTAACAGAGAGGCTCCTAGGCAACATTAAACATGTGATGAGAGAGAATGATTTAAAAGAGATCGAAGGGGATTCTGTTCGCTTTGTTTTATCTCACTCAACGCCAAGTGTTGAGGTGTTTGATCAAGACATTTTGCCACAAGAGTATATGAAGGAAGTTGTGGAGTACTCTGTGGATAAGACAAAAATTAAAGAGGATTTAAAATCTGGCAAAGAAATTCCTGGGGTAAAGCTTAGAGAGAATTTTTCTCTTCGCTCATACCTTGCTCATCCAAAGATTGATAGTAAGAAATAATCTTCATAAAATCCATTCTCATCGTGCTTCCTATCTCAACTCCTTGAATGGGAAGCAGTGATGATCTCTTTGTCATATTCATCAGCTGCTTTGCTGAATAGAAAATCACCACATTTAATTCAGAGAAATTGACTAGGTATCCAGCGGGAAAGCCTTGATCTTCGATTTGAGAGAGGTTCTGGATCTGGTGCGGGGTTAAGCTTGAGGCGTTGAATCTTAGACCTTTCGTGCTTTTCGCGTCCAGGGATATGCACTTCCCATTCTTATACATGATAAAATCAAAAGGTGTTTGTACGCGGACCATCTTGAATCCACCAATCATTCGCGCACCCATTGGGATTTTTACGACATGCCATCTTTGATGTCTTGCTTGATTCATTATTGCTTGTTCAAACAATTCGCCGTTTTGCCGAGCAAGGTATCCTGACTTTATTTTTCTTATTGTTGCCATCATACGAATTCAATAGTTCAATTTAAAAAAAAGAAAGGCTTGGTGAGTTATGCAAGCAGTTATTCATTGTCGTTACGATCAGCTGGTAGATCCAAAAGAATTAAAAGAATACGAAAAAAATCCTAACAAACACGGGGACGATCAGATATCTCGATTGGCAAAGATTTTTGAGTATCAAGGCATTCGGCACCCAATTGTTGTTTGTAAAGATAGAGGAGTTATTGCTTCAGGACATGGGCGAAGGCTTGCAGCAATTCGTGCAGGTATCAAAGAAGTTCCAGTTGTGTACCAAAAATTTGATAATGACGACATGTTTTACTCATTTGTCGTTAGCGACAACGCTTTGAGTGATTGGTCTGAGCTTGATTTATCTTCAATCAATGCAATGGTTCCAGAGTTTTCAGGTGATTTTAATTTGGATTTTCTTGGTATGAAAAATTTCACTTTGGATTTTTCTGAAAAAGAAATTGAAAATAAGTCTCAAGAATTGACTGCAGATCAGTTCGACAATTTTGCTCATCAATGCCCAAAATGCGGCTTCGAATGGGATGAAAATGATTGAGTTAAAAACAGGACCATGGAAGTTAACTGATCTTGAATTAGTGCCAAAGAATGGGCTTAAGGTGATGTCATGTTTTCACTGCGGCGGTGGATCCACAATGGGTTACAAGCTTGCAGGTTATGAAGTGCTTGGCGGAGTCGAAATTGATCCCGAAATGATGGCTATATACAAAGCAAATCATAAGCCAAAATATTCATTTTTGATGGGTGTTCAAGACTTTAATAAATTACCACGGGAAAAAATACCTGATGAGTATTTGAGTTTAGATATTCTTGATGGATCTCCGCCTTGTTCTTCTTTTTCAATGGCTGGATCTAGAGAAAAGGCATGGGGAGAAAATAAAAAATTTCGAGAAGGTCAAGCGCATCAAATCTTAGATGATTTGTTTTTTGATTTTATTCGAACCGCGGAGATTTTAAAGCCAAAAGTTGTCATTGCAGAAAATGTAAAAGGCTTAATTCAAGGCAAAGCCAAAGGATATGTAAAACAAATTTTTCAACAGTTCGATAAAGCTGGTTATGATGTTCAACTTTTTCTTTTGAATGCGGCCTTTATGGGTGTTCCTCAAAGAAGAGAGCGAACGTTTTTTATTGCTCGTCGTAAAGATTTGGATTTTCCTATTATAAAAATGAATTTTAATGAAAAACCGATTTCAATTCGTAATGCTCTTGGCATTTATGCAGAAGAAAAAGGTAAAGATTTTACATCGTCTATTAACTACAAATACTATAAGGCAATTATGCCCGGTGAATCTTTTTCCAAGGCACATCCTAAGGGAAGTCTTTTTTCATTAATTAAACTAGATTTTAATAAACCATCACCAACAATTACTGGAACAAACGGAAGTGATCAGCTCTATTTGCCAACAGATATGTTTGGCTTATCAGATAACCAAGTCAAAATTCTACAGTCTTTTCCGCTTGATTATAACTTTTTAAAACAAAAAGCAGGCTATGTCTGTGGCATGTCCGTCCCTCCATTCATGATGCAAAGAGTAGCAAATCAAATATATGAACAATGGTTTAAAGCTTAAAAATAATCAGAATAAAGGCCAAACCTAAAAGCATGCCAAAGATTAAAAACATCATTCCGTCATACATTTACTGATCATAAACCGATATTTCAAATAAGTACTATTTATCTTGTTTAGTATATTTTTGATACGGTTTTTGTATCAAGATGGGACATTAAACATATGTAATAATTACGCACTTATTAAGTCTTTTAATTTCTAAATTTCCTTTTTCGCTAAAATTGATTAATAAAGCGGCAACAAGGAGACATTATGAAGAAAACAAGACGTAAGTTTACAAAAGAATTTAAGGCAAAGATTGTGGCTGATTTAAACTCAGGCACCAAGTTGAAAGATTTAGTTGCAAAGTACAAGATCAGTCCAGTTACGATCAGATCTTGGGTGAAGAACTTTGAAGTTAAACAAACGGAAGCTGATGTTGATTCGCTGACAAATCCTCAAGCCAAAGGCAAAACTCTGCGTCAACTTATGAGTCAAGAAGCGGAGATTGTTACTTTGCAACGAAAAGTAAATGATTTGAATGAAGATTTGTTCTTTCTGAAATCGCTTTTGAAACTTTGTTCTCAGGCTTACCCTCAGTTTTTTAGATGAAATTAAAAATATATACTGATGGTGGATGTGAGCCCAACCCTGGAAAAGGAGCTTGGGCTTTTGTTTTTATCAAAGATGACAAAGTGATAAAGGAATCATGGGGAACTGATGATGAAACAACAAACAATCGAATGGAATATTCGGCCTTAATCAATGCACTGAAAAACTTAAAAGACGACGAGCAAGCTGATATATTTTCCGATTCTCAACTTCTAGTAAACACCTTCAATGATTGGATGTTTAAGTGGGAAAAAAAGAATTGGATTAAAAAGGGCGGAATAAAAAACATCGATCTAGTTAAAGAAATGTTTGAACTTAGGCAACAACGACCTCTTGTAAAATTGTTTTGGATAAAAGCTCATAACGGAAACAAGTGGAATGAGTATGTTGATCTGATTTGTACAGAAGCCATAATGCAATGTTGAGAGAGGGAGAAGAGTAGAATTGACGTAACTATCCCCTGCATTTGACTGCATGAAATAGTTTTTTTCGCAAATGAATGCATCGGTCGGTCGATGTCGTCTTCATTGGTCCGAAAGTTTATCTTGTTCTTTCGGCTGTTGGAAATTCTTTGAGATCACTTCAAGATTGTGAACCCCCGCCTCAGGTCATTCCAAATCATCTAACCCCTTCGTGATTCTTTTTTTTCTCACTGGGTGTTTGGCTCTTTACGGATTTTATTTCATCCCCTCGATTAAAGCCAAACTGGTTATTTGATACTATCTCCCCCGTCCAAAAGGCTTTCCGGTTTTGGACAATAAAACAAAGCCAACCGCGTTTTTAGCCGCAAATGCTCTGAGTTGAAAAATAAAATTGATTCTTTAGTTTAGATAAATCAGACTACGATCAATTGTTATTAGACACATCAATTCTTAGACCTTTGCCGTAAAAAAGCAAAGGTCTTTGTCTTTTAACACCCAGCGCGTCGTGTGTTTTTTTGTTCCCTTTGGCCAAAAAATGGTCTTTAACAACCTCACTTGAGGGCTACACACATTCTTTAAATCAAGTACAAACTATGAAGCATTAAGTCTGCTGGGAAACCTTATGTGTGGTCCTACCCAGCAGGCGCTTCGCCTAACAAAGGACTACGCATGCTAAACAATAACCCTATAGTGAATCCATCTGATCCCACATATAATGTTCAGCTTGGCTCTTATGAGCAAGAATTGCCTAGCGAGCCGGCCCTCATTACATTCGAAACATCTGCTGAACTGGATAAGCTATATCAAGCCATGGCTAAGGTGAGTTTAGAAATACAGAACCCGAAGAAAACAAAAAAAGTTACGAAAAATTTAAAGAATGGCCAAGTTATCGAGTATTGGTACGCACCTCTTGAGGGGAGCTATGAAGAAATCAGAAAAGTCGCACCGAAAAATGGAATATGCTTCTTTCAAGACATTGAGACAATCAACTCTAACATTATTATCACGACTGAAGTTGGACATGAGTCTGGTCAATATCGCCGCACAAGAGTTGTTGCAGTTGTCCCAGACTTTACCGATTACAATGGAAAATCAAGAAAGCCTACAGCACAAGAATACGCGTCTTCAATCACTTATTTCAGAAGGTATGCAATCAATGGATGCTTTGCAATCTGTGGTGACGATGACGATGATGGAGGGGAAGCTTCGAAAGATGCTGGATCATCAGGACAGGTTAAAAAACCAAATTATAATCAAAAAGATGAATCAAAAAAAGAACCTCTAAAAAACCACGCTCCGCAAACTCAACCTGGGTTCATTACTTTTCAGCAAGGAAATGATCTAAAAATGCTCGGGATAAATAACGGCTGGTCAGTTGATGATATGACAATTGCCGTGTTCAATGTCACAGGTGAGAAAAAATGGAGCTCAATAGAGCAAAAACACTTAACAATTCTGAATGGATTATTCGGAAAGAAAAAAGGGGAATGACAACATGGATAAAAAACTAGCAGATTTACTCTTCACCACCCGATGGGCAATCAAAGCAGGAAAGCCAGAAGCGGCATACGATAACGTGACGAAAGCACTTGAGCATATTGGAGCGCTGAGACCAGTCGTTATTGAGCCAGACAGACCAGACAATCAAGCGCCAGATGAATCAAACAAACAATTCACAGAGCCAGAATTTGTGATTGTTAAGGGCGTTCAGTTCGATGATTTCAGATACAAAACAGCAGGCGGAATGTTCTCAGGCCTTGTCGTTCACTACACCGTTTCCGGAAGATCCGCGAAAAATGCAGTCGGCGTTGTGAATTATTTAGCAAAGCAAGGGCTTGGCTGCATGGTCATGGATGAGGATGGCAAAATATATATTCCCGAAGGATTTGATATTTTTAAAGAAGGCGCTTATCACGCTGGAACTTCAAGATGGAACGGCTTAACTGGAGTGTCTCAATTCTTTGCAGGCATGGAAATTTGCTGCTGGGGAAAGGGCTCTAAGTTTGGTCCGATTCGATCATCTAAAGGTGAAGACAATATCATTGCGGGCGATTATCAAGAATACACACAAGCACAAGAGAAAAGTTTAATTAATTTTTGTTTATGGGCAAAAGATAAAAACAAAGAATTTAAATTCGAGAACGTTTGTGGACACGATGAAATTCGGGCTCAAGCAGGTGCAAAGGGATCTAAGACCGATCCGGGGGCATCACTTTCAATGACGATGCCAAGACTTCGACAATTGTTAGAGAATCATTAATTATGTTTACTGATGATGTAAGAATTGTTTTGATCGCGATACTAATTAACTCAATCGTAATCTTGATACTAAGTAGGTGTTATTTAATGTGACAAAGAGGAGGGGGATATGACAAGAGAAAATGTAAGGCTATTTGCAGCTGGGCAATATGTGATTACTCACAGACAAGAAACAGTAGATCAAAAAGCGCTAAATGATTTTATAGATGGAGCTCTTTTTGCCTACGATTTAATAACGAAGAGTAAGGATATAAAAGAAGAAAAGATGGTAGCAAGGCCACCTAAAATGGATGCGAGTAATTAAAGCTTTAACACAAAACACAACAGCCAATCTTTTGGAATAAGAAAGGAATAGATATGTCAAGAAAAAAGAAAGCAACGAAAAAAGTTGTCAAGAAAACAAATAAGAAAGTTAAAAAAGCAGAGAATAGCCCTGCGAAAAGCGCGATGGATCTTATTAATCGATTCTCCAGTGCTAAAAACATTGTCGTAATGGTCCAAGAGGAAAATGATTCTCCAGGATTTCATAGTTTCAAACATGGAAACAAAGGAACAATCTTCAGCATGCTTGGTTTTGAAATGAAAGAGATACTTTTAGAGCAGTAACTAAATTAAGTCCCTCGCATAGATAAACTAATTTTTTATGGTTTACGATCAACTCTGCGGGGGCTTTTGAGGAGAGATAAAAAATGGCATTAGAAACACTAAAAGGAATTTCTGAAATCAATGGTGAAAAAGTAATCATCATGGATGAGTTGCGAGAGCAATTTCCAGAGCGATTTACCGAAACTGGAGCAATGGATCACAAATGGTTTGAAGAAACAATTCTGCCACACGCATTCATCTATGTTCGTCATGACAAGAATTCTGTCTCTTTCACGATTCAGAATGGGCCAATCAAAGAAGTAGGTAAAAATGGATGCCAACTTACAGACATGATCGCAGTAGCAAAACATATGCTTCAGCGACCTCAGGATAAGTTTCCATGTCGTGAAAATGCGATGACCATTACGAAGCTTGATGAGGCTTTGATGTGGCAAGAAAAACGCACTCAAGACCGAGAAACTCGTGGAGTTGAAGGTTTAGGTAAAATTTAATTTTTTCAGTCCATCGCCGTGTGTTTCCTTATGTAAAATTCGTGCGGCGCTGGGGCTTTTTGGAGGGGAAATGGATAGAGAAACAATGAAAGTGATGGCTCACGGTCAATACGTCGTTGAGACCAATGAGGTTATTGATTGGCCATGGTATATGGGGAATTTTATGAATAGTTCTTTGGGTCTAACCTACATTTATTTGGGAGAGATATGAGCGAGGAAAAAGGAAATTAGAATTTACAAATATTATGAAGGCGACGTTATGGGCGTTGATCATGAAGTAGTGGACCTTGAAGTCGTAAAGCCATTGCTTGAGGCTTTGAAAGAAATCTCACCGGCATGGTTGCCGGAAGCGGTAAGACAACGAAGACGCGAGGCCTTAGCTCCGTGGGCTGATGTTATGGAGAAAATAAAATGAAATTCATTAATGGCGAAAAACTCGAAATTGTTTTGAAACCTCATGACGTAGAAATCCAACAAATGATCGAATCATCCAGAGCGCTAATGAGAGAAAAAATGGAAAGATGGGTTTTGGATCAGTTAACAATTGAGCAACTGGTCAACTGCATAAAACAATTCAGCGAAGAAATTGAAAGGCGAACTAAATGAAAGGTTACGCTGAAAGACGACTTGAATTGATGGCCTGGGAAATATTTTTAGGCGACAGAGATAATGTTTACACAATTGAATTTAAGCAGCACAAAAGAGCTACTGAAATGCAAAAAAGTGAAACGACAATCCTTTCAATTCAAAGCATACCTTTATTAAAAGCACTGGCTGAAGCTATGCAAGAAATGGGTGTTCTTCAAGAGAATGGGACTACGGCGGAATTGAAGGCCACAAAATATCATTTGGAAGATATGAGAAAGTTGGCACTGAAATGAGCACATTTTGTGAAGCAATGAATTTTTATGCATATCCTGTTGACTGGATAGGCTGGATATTTTTAGCAAGCCTTGGGTTATCGATTTTGCTTTGGGAAATTCTTAAAGAATTGAGACAGAAATGATCGACGATTCCCTCGCTCAAGACATCGTTTATTGCGTCAACATGCTACCAGGATATGCATACTACGTCGTTGAGACCAATGAGGTTATTGATTGGCCATGGTATATGGGGAATTTTATGAATAGTTCTTTGGGCCTAACCTACATTTATTTGGGAGAGATATGAGCGAGGAAAAAGAAATTAAAACATGGTGGATTTTTAAAGGCACCTCTAACTTTTGTTCTGAATTAGAGTTGGATGATAAATGGGAAAACACTATTCGCAAGCGACCTGAGGGTTTTTACGATGTTGTGTCTGATGCGGATACGGTTGAAGGCGGAATTGCAGTGGTTCAATATCATCCTCCAAAGAGCGATTACGTCAACAATGTCGACAATTGTTTACATCTATTCAGGCCTTTGAATGCAGAGATGCCAAGGCCTCCAAAAAGCATGGTGGGATTATGACCAAACTAAGACTATTTATAAACTGGGTGCTTTTGCTTACGATGCCGGTGTGGGTAGTACCATTCATATTAATTTATTTGATTATTGATTTTTGGCGTCTATTTATTTTAAGAGGCGCAGATTCAAAATTCGAAACCGGTGAGAAATGGATGTGGCAGTGAGTTTTGAAAAAGGAAATAAGGATGGGAAACATTATTGGCTTACCCCACCGGATCTGTATCAAAAATTAAACTCGGAGTTTAATTTTGATTTTGATCCATGCCCATATCCAAAACCTGACGATTTTTGCGGATTGATAAGCGAATGGGGAAAATCAAGCTATGTAAACCCACCGTTTGGATCCATTATTCACGAAGGCAAGAAAAAAGGACCTACTGCTTGGGCAAAAAAGGCAATCGAAGAATACAAAAAAGGCAAGGATGTTGTTTTGGTATATCCGATTGATAAATGGATTCTGATGCTTCTTGAGCACGCTTCAGAAGTTCGAAATTTAAAAGACGTTCCATGGGTAGCAATTGAGGATGGGTCCAGCGGCAAAGGAATAGGTAGGCACGTTGCTTGTTTTATTTTAAAAGGACGCCGCCGATGAGCAAGATTGAAAATAAACCAAAATGTCCGATGTGTGGAAGTGAAAACTTAGCCGTTGAAAGACGACCAGATGGAAATGCAAAGTGCATCCAGTGCAAGTTTGAAGGCTCATATGAGAACTTCTTTTTACCTTCTTACGACAAGCTCCTCGAGGTCATAAAGATTCTGCGACAGGGATTGGACTTAATTGGAGACGTCACCTCTGCAATGAAAAATGCTTCAAACAGAACTTGTTCTTATAATGACTTCGAATTGAGATTAATAGCACGCGAAACAATCGCCAAGGCAGACGAGGGTATGGGGAAATGAAAATATATTACTGTCCAGAAACAAACGTTATTGGTTTGGGTGATGGTCTACATATTGAATTTTATTGGAACGGAAAATTAGAAGAAAGTTATTTGCCTTTATTTTTACAAGAAGGCTACTGGATCGAAATAGGCGATGTATGAGCAATCCACTCCAAAAGCTTTGCGAACAAATGACGGCGGAGTTTCCACATACAAATTATCGACATGAGTTCGTTCCATTACTTCGGAAAGCCGCTGAAATCATTCGGATTCAGAGTGAGGCGCTTGAATTCTATGCAGATGAAAAGAATTGGCTAAGAGAACCATCGGCTGACATAGCTAGAAGAATTGATGCCATAGATTGTTCTGCTATAAAAGGATATTCAGAATTCACAGGTGGAAGACTGGCTAGAGAGGTATTGGCTGAAATTCTTTCGGAGGGGAAATAATGTCAGGAATTCGCAAGCAACTTACCCAAGAAAGAGAAGCTAAAATCCTCGAGGCAATGATGGATGGTGAATGGCTCACGCCCACTCAGATCGGAATGCGCATCGGTTTTGATAAAGACAACTCATCAGGAAGAGTCTCAGACGCAATAAAGAGGTTGGTAAAAAGAGGAGTCGTTGAAATGAGTCTTGCCAGAGGATACAGGCTTAAAAAAAATGTATCTAAGGTAAAAGAAATTAGCTTACCCTGTAGCAATGAACAACAGATACTCGGTCCAACTTAAAGTCCTGCTTCAGAATAGAAAATCAATCGAAGCTCAAATTGCTCAGGCGGTTAGATTCCATTACCCTGAAGAGCCCTTGGCCTTAGCCTCGATCACAATCAAAATCTCAGCAGATAAAAAAACATCTCTGAACCAAGACTTCGATCTAGTTTTTGATCAAATATTCACGGCTTTATACAAACTTAACATCCTAGCCAGTGACCAGCGCCAATTCTTTCTAAACAATGGTTCTATATATACTCTATCATTCAAAGAGAGTGAGGGACCACCAGTTGCCAGAATCGAAATCAAAAACCTACCTCTCTCTGCACGATATTAAAGAGCACAAAAGATCCTTGAGAAACGCCGTCATAAACAAAGACCTGGACCTCTGGGATGCTGCCATGGCACTAGAGGCAATATCTCAGCTTCTTGAATCCTACGAGATGATGGAGAGCCATTTCCTTGCGATTTTTGGCACTAAACGAAAGTCCGATAAGGATCAACTCAACTTTTGTACAGATCTTGAAACTCAGATCATTTACCATCAAGACCACAAAAGGATTTGACGACACAAAACTTATCACAGAGGATTTGTGTTATGAGTCATGAAGACGCGCCTTCAACGGAGGCACAACCCAATCCTTCGCCGAAGATGGGACGACCTAAAATAGAGATCAATGAAAAGCTGTTCGATCAATTGATCCAGCTGCCGCTTATTAAAAGCGATTTTGCCCATGCCTTTTCTTGTTCCGAAGATAAAATTGAACATTACGTAAAAGAGCGCTTTGACTGTACTTTTTCGGCGTTAAAAGAACAAAAGAGACAAATCTTTAAAAGAAACATCCTTGCAAAACAGCTCGAGGTCGCGATGCGTGGAAATATAGCAATGCTAATTTTCTTAGGAAAAAACTACCTTGGACAGGCCGACAAGCTTGAGACAAAAGAAACTGGCGATAAAACAATAAACATCCAAATTCAAAAAGATGATTATACTCTGTGAGTGATTTCAAAAAAACTGAGCGCCAAAAGCAAGGCACAACAATTCTTGCGAGTGATGCTAGATACATCCTTCTTGAGGGCGGCGGAAGATCTGGAAAAACAACACTTATTGTTTATGCAATTCTTGTCAGAGCCTGTAAAGAAAAATCAACTCACTGTATCTTGAGGCTCAATCATAACGCTGCAAAGAGATCAATTTGGAATAAAACATTACCAGATGTAATTAGGTTGGCGTTTCCAGAGCTCAGAGAGTACACAGAGAAAAACAAGAATAATACTGAGTTGATTATGAATCTTCCCAATGGATCACAGATTTTAGTGGGAGGTCTTGACGATGCCAAAAGAGCTGAGAAGGTTCTAGGTCTTGAGTTTACTTCACTCTTTCTCAACGAAGTGAGCCAAATTCCATTCGATGCAGCACAGATTGCAATTTCTCGATTAGCCGAAAAGAACAGTCTCAAAAAGAAGGTTTACCTTGATCAAAATCCTGGAAAGAAATCTTCTTGGCCGTATCTATTGTTTCATAAAAAATTAAATCCGACCGATCAAGAGCCGCTAAAAGATCCAGATGATTACGCCAACTTTTTGATGAACCCAAAAGACAACCTCGAAAACATCGACAAAGATTATTTACGAACGCTTGAATCTATGCCAGTAAAAGATCGTGAAAGATTTATGGAGGGTATTTATCAAGATGAATCAGAGGGGCAGGTTTATCGAGACTTCAGAGCCGATAGGCACGTAATGCCACTCGAAAAACAGAATGGAACATTGTTTGCCCTTCTTGATTTTAACGTATCTCCAGGGACTGCAGTCATTGCTCAGTACATTAACAACAAACTCTATTGCCTAGATGAAGTGTGGATACTTCACTCTGACACGTATCGAGTGTGCGCAGAACTTAAAGCAAAGGGGGCCGCTGGTGCATCTTGCATCCCTGATTCGACTGGTGCCAACAGAAAGACTTCAGGTAAATCAGACTTTGATATTTTAAAAGAAGCAGGATTCAAAATCATGTCAGTGGCAAACCCGTTTGTGACAGATCGCATTAACAATGTTAATAGGATGTTTTCTGATGATCGAATTGTGATTGATCCAAAATGCAAAAAACTAATAAATGATCTTGAGGCAGTCGTATGGAAAAACAATCGCCCGGACCAAAGTTCTGCCAACAAATTATTAACTCACGCGTCCGATTGCCTCGGGTACGGCGCTTGGTACTTTGATCCTATAGCTTCAATCAAACTTAGGGCTACAAGTTCACCACGCTAGACAAACGTAAATCTTTCGTTAAACTCTAAGTCATCTAGGGGATATCAAATGGATTTGATGCAAAAAGAAAACAGAATCAGTATTATTTCACAAATCAAAGGTCCAGAGAATCAAGCTCGAAAAGCGATCTCTCTTAGGCAATACGAGATCTTCCAAGATAGGCAAAACCAATACGTCATTGAATACTTAAGAGAGCAATTCTCTCAAGCCACTGTTCGGCAGATGCCTGTCATTTCATCAATTAATATTGCAAGGCGCGTGGTAAAACAAGAAGCCTCGCTTTATAAGACTCCGCCAAAGCGTACCTTTTACGGCATGGCAAGCGACGACCAAGCGGCCATGATCCAGTCTATTTACTCAGAGTCTGGTTGGAATGATAAGTTTTTGAGTTCGAACGAATATTACAAGCTTCAACAGCAAACGCATTTGATGTGGGTTTTAAAAGACGGCTACTTAAAACCACGCGTCCTTCTTGCTCATCACCTAGACGTTGTTCCAGATCCTCAAGATCCAGAAAAAGGAATGATTTATATTATCTCCTCATTCGATAAAGAGCAATTCTTGCAGCGTGAGGCAAAAGAAACGCCTACTGGATACGTTGGTAGGTCTACATTCAAAGGCTTAAACTCTGATGGATACAATCAGCGCATCGGTGATCCTGAGGATTATAAGGCGCTCTCTGAGCGCTATATCGTGTGGTCTAAATCACACAACTTCATCATGGATGGAACTGGAAATGTTTTATCAGAAGACACTGAAAATCCGCTTGGAGGAGTTATTCCGATAGTTGAGATTTCTCAGATGAAAGATTTCGAGTACTGGGTTCGCGTAGGACAGTCTGTGACAGATTTCTCTGTTCAATTTAATGGCATGATCTCAGACGTTGCAAATGTTGTAAGAATGCAAGGTCATGGACAAGCGGTATTCACAGGCCCTGAGGGAGTAATTCCAGAGAGTCTGCAATTAGGACCGAACACAGTTATTCGCCTGCCAATTGATCCAAACAATCCCCAGGCATCGAGTGATTTTAAATTCGTCACAGCAAATGCTGATATCGCAGGATCTTTAGAATTCTTGAAAGCAAATCTTTCAATGTTTCTATCTACAAGAGGCATTGATCCAAAAACGATCAACGCTCAAGGAAACAGCGAATCATTCGCATCTGGAGTTGAGAGACTCTTATCAATGATTGAGAAATTCGAAGCTTCAAAATCTGATATGGATGCTTATCGAAAAGCTGAGATGATGAGCTTTGAAATAGTAAAAGCATATTTAAACACCTATTCTGGATCAGATCTTTTAAATGAAAAGATGGATATCGGAATGATTCCAGAAGATGCGTACATGACTGTTGATTTTCAAGAGCCTCAAATGATCAAGAGTGAAAAAGAAGTCTTAGAGCTCATCCAGCAAAAGCGAGAGATGGGTTTAGTTTCTAGAGTAAAAGCTTTCATGGATCTTTACAATGTTGACGAAGACACAGCAGTAAAGGAGCTCGCAGAAATCGATGCCGAATCTCAAGGGATTAACGTTTAAGAAAACAGATGTATCGCAAATCATAAACCTTGAAGACATCTTCGGGGTTTCATTTGCCGGAGAGAAGTCTCTTCGTCTTGCTATTGCTCAAAAAGTAATTGATCACATCGTAAAAAGAACTGAGAGCGGAGAGTCCGCATTTGGTGGATCTTTTAAACCATACTCTCAAGATTACAAAAACACAGCAGACTTTAAGCTTTTAAAATCAGGCGATAATGTTGATATGAAGCTTACAGGAGCCATGCTTAACGATATCAATTTGCTCTCAGATTCTGCTAATACTATTCGCATCGGATTTGAGGATGAGCTAGAAAAACTAAAAGCCTTTAATCATAACACTGGAGACACTGTTCCAAGAAGACAATTCTTTGGCATCAGCGAGAGAGAAGTAAAAGAAGTTGTGATGGAGGATTTTTCAGATGACATTGCTCGCCTTGAGGGAAGAGATCCAGCAAAGCAAACAGTTAAAGAAATCATGGAGCAAGGTGTTTTAAGAAAAGCCTTAGACATTTTAAATAATCAGGACAATGATTTTGTTTTCAATACGATCGAGGATTTATAGTGGCAAAAGCAAAGGTGAACTTTATATTGCCAAAGAATCTAGAAAAAGACGTTAGAAATAAACTCGATTCAATCATTCAAGACGATAAGCTTTTAAAAGATCTTGGTGAGATAACAAAAGCTGAGATGGTTAAATCTATTCTTCAGGCAAAAGAGCCAGGATCTGGTCAACCATTTAAAAACAAAACAATTACTGAAGATTGGAAGAAGAGAAAGAAAGCCCTATCGTCAAAGAACACCGGAATAGACTCTAGGGCTAGTGGTGGAAGCAACCTTGCGAGATTGGCTTTCACTGGACAATTTCTCAAATCATTTAAAGTTTCGATAGACAAAACTAAGTCTGGGAGAAAACAATTAGCCGTTGGTCCTGATGGTCAAAGAAAATCTTATGTCGGAGTTGGGGCAAAGCCTCTTAAAGGTTCAAATCCTGACAACGATACTCTCGGCAAATATCTTCGAGACCAAGGTAGAGATTGGAAGCAGTTTCCAGAGAAGATTAGGCAGCGGCTAACGAACTTAGTGCGCGCTTATATTAGAAGGCAGTTAAGAAGTCAAAAATGAATTTGACAAATTATTGTATATCCAAGGAGGATAAAGGTGTCTACAGAGTCAAAGGCCAACGGCCAATCCGACGAGCAAACCAACGGTGAGCTAAATAATCAAGAGAGCACAACAGATGCGGTTAAAAATCCCGATGCTGTTTTAAAAAAGAATCGTGAACTTCTCGCTAAGCTAAAAGAGAAATCAGAAGCAGAACAGAAGCTAAAAGAGCAACTCGAGCAGATTGAACAAGATAAACTTGCACAGTCTGGAAAAAAAGATGAGCTCATCGATTCGTTAAGAAAACAGATTCGCGAAAGAGATGAGAAGCTTAAAACAGTAACTCAAACCTTCGCGTTCAAAACGGTAGATCAACAGGTTTTAGATGCGGCAAGAGATATGGGCTGTACAAAGCCTGA